CCCCCCCCTCGGCCACCCCTCGGTCAGGCTCCTCAATGCAGAATATCCTCACCCTGCGGGCGGTTTATTTTTTTCGGATTAGAGCGCATATATGCGCGGGGGGCACAGTACGTGTATACAATTGTGATGGAATGTCAGGATACAAGCGCAAGCGCACGTACAAGACGACCAAGAGGGGTATGCAGCGTCGTTGGTCGCCTGTTGGATCAACTACTACGGTTGCTCGGCGTCGCTCGCCGACTATTAGCCGGTCGTTGATCAGTCGCGCCGATCGAGTGCACGAGTTCTGTAAAGTCGCGTCGTCGGTGGGCGACATCACGAGCTCGTCTACGAGCTTCTCGTTCGAACCGAAGTTGTCGGACCTGCAGGGGTATACCGACATCCAGAATCTGTTCGATTACTACCGTATATCGGCGTATGAAATCACATTCATCCCTAACCGTAACAGTTCGGACATCACGGCGGCGTCGGCCGCCATACCGAACATGTGGATCTGCAATGACGAGGACGGTGGTGGTCCCTCCGCCGAGACGGGATTCATGGAGCGCCCTACGGCGCGAATCTGGCAGATGGTGACGCCGCGCAAATGGATGAACAAGGCGCCGCGTTTCTCCCAGGCAATCTACCAGGGCGTGACCACGGGGTACGCCATAGGTGGTCGAACCCAATGGATCGACTGCACCTCGGACGGTGTGCCGTATTTCGGCACCTATTGTCTCATGAGGGACAATGGCAATATGGCCGGTAATATCAGGTATTACGTCAAGGTGTGGTTTCAGGCCAAAGGTCTGAAATAAGCGGTCAATAAATCTCCCTTCCTTTTATTATGTTGTTTTTGTCGAATTGACCACTCGACTATGATTGGCTGGAAGACGGATTGGAAATGGTGGACTATTTGACCGGTCACAACCAGTCATTTTCCAACATGCCGTCTGCCCCGAACCAACGCTCGTCGCCATGCGCCGTATGGGACTTGACACTGAGCAGGTCCCCTGAGGCCGCGGGAGCTAGCTCCCCGGCGGATATCCGCTCGGAGCTATGCGCCATAGCGAAAAAGTGGGTATTTCAGGGGGAAAGAGGTGACGCCACAGAGGCACACCCCGAGGGGTACCTGCACTGGCAGATCAGAATTTCACTGATCAAGAAGAGACGCGAGAGAGAGCTTGCAGCCCTCCTAAAGCGTCTCGGGGGATATCTGCGTTTCGCCCATGTGTCGTGCACGTCGACAGACGTCGCGCGTGACATGCTCGAAGACGCCGAGGCCTTCTACGTCATGAAGGCGGACACCAGAGTCGAGGGCGAGGGCCCGTTCGCAGACAACGACGAGCCCGAACAGCCCGTGACGGAGGTCCTGCGGTTTATGCAGGAGCACGGACTTCGGCCGTGGCAGCAGAAAATCGCGGACAGCCGCAAAGAGTCGACACAGAACGACAGATTCCGCGTCATCAACGTCATCGTAGACAAGACGGGCGGGGCCGGGAAGTCCATGCTGACGGAGTACCTCGAGTACCACAAGATCGCCGAGGCGGTGCCGTCGATGTTCACCGAGGCCCAGGACTACATGCAATGGGTCATGGGTCGCCCAAAGTACGGCATGTACATCTTCGACATGCCGCGCGCGCTCCCCAAGAAGAACCTCAATCAGCTATACGCTGCTATCGAGTCAATCAAGGACGGAGTCTGCTTCGACAAGCGCTACTCCGCCAAGAAGGAGCGTATGGAACGCCCCATCATCTGGGTATTCACCAACGAAGTGCCACCGTTCGCCGCGCTGTCCATGGACCGCTGGCGTATGTGGCAAATCGCGGGCCAGGAGCTGCGCACCATCAACCCCCGCGACATGCAACGGGAGCCGCCCCGCGCCCCGGGCGCATTTGGGGCGGCTGCAGCCCTCGGGGATGCACTACGTGATCTGCTCGGGCTGGCAGGCACAAGGACCGAGTCCGTGCCAGACGACGTGCCGATGGCACAAGTCGTCAATATGGACGAAGTCGTCCATTACGAGTAATGCAGAGCATTACAATTTTGAGGCGGGGCGCGGGGCCCCTGTAACACTAGCAAAATTGTAATAAAAGTTTTTAAACCACTGGAACCACCGGAACCATGGAACATTGCCGCTGGACGGCAAACCAACAGCATCGCACAAAAGTCGCGTCCGCACATTCGGGGTCCCTACGGAGGACCCTAATCCCACCTAATGCAGAAGATTCTTTGTTTCAGGGGTACTGAACCAGGGGTGGGCGCGCGGGGGGGGCTACGCTTCAAGCTTCACCCGACCCCCTTCTGCGTGGTGCGGTCGCCTACGGCGACTTTTCGCGATCTCGCTCCGCTCCGCTCGCTGCGCTCGCTGTCGCTCGCTCGTCCGAAAAGTGAACCGCCCCACTACGAAGTGTGGGGTCGGGTTCAGCTTTTCGCTGTGCCCCCCCCTCGGCCACCCCTCGGTCAGGCTCCTCAATGCAGAATATCCTCACCCTGCGGGCGGTTTATTTTTTTCGGATTAGAGCGCATATATGCGCGGGGGGCACAGTACGTGTATACAA